CCGCTCCTGAGAGTGTCACCATCATAATTAACTACAGTTTGACTGTCGATTGTATGACCGCCCGTAAGTGTAAAGGTCGTTTGGTCCGTTGTCGTCGTGAATGTCTCAGACTTTTGATAAATAAACCTCGCCCAGACCAGCGCATCCTCTGGAATTTGGCTCATTCTTGTGAGCAGGGGATTTGCGTTTAAAAAGGCACTGTCCAGCGCGGTTTGGGTCGCCGTGGTGTTGTCACGAGGGTCAACCGCGTCCATATATAGGTCGGCACCGTTTAGCGTCACCAGAAGGGAGCTAAGAGGCTCTGCTTCCACCATAACCTTGTACCATTGACCAACTACGTCAATGCTACCTTTATAGCTTACCCGTGTCCCTTCCATGTAGTGGTAGCCACCACTTACATTCGCGGCACCGCCATTTGTTGAACTTCTGTAGTAGGCCCAGTTGTCGTCATTTTCCCAGATAACCAAGCCAGAGCCATTAGGCACCACCGCATTGTCCAGTTCTGTTTGCAGATAAACCGAACTAAAACCGTCACCCGCGTTCGACTTGCCATCCTCATCAATCCGAATATAAATTGTGCTGGGCCAAGTTCCGTCTGAAGGTGAATTAGCTTGGTCTGACTGGCTGTTTCCAAAATATATTCTGCCGTCTTGATTTGGAGTAGTGTCAGAAGTTGAGTAGTAGTACGCAAACTTTCCAAACGGTGGATAAGTTGGTTCTCCTTCCTGACCTTTTTCGCCTTTTACGGCCTCGCCCTTCTCTCCCTTGACAGAAGTACCTTCTTCGCCCTTGTCACCTTTTACAGAAGCACCTTCTTGGCCCTTTTCGCCTTTTACGGCCTCGCCCTTGTCGCCCTTTACGGAGGTGCCTGTCTCACCTTTTTCCCCTTTAGGAAATGCAGCGTCAGTCGTTGCACTGCCCAAATAAAATTGCGAACTTTCATTGCCAACCCTATCAAGGGCTGTAACCCAATAGTGAAATGTTGCGCTGTCCGACAGGCTCGTATCCGTAAAGGTTGTGCCAACAGACTCTCCAATTAGATCAGCATCCGCAAAACTGTTTGCCGTGTGCTTGTAAATTTTTACTTTTGCAAAATCCACATCGGTCGGGTTTGTCCATGTCAGCTTGACGCTTCTAAAGGCTCCTGCGGCATCACTTCCCGAAGATGTGGTCGGGGCTGACGGGGCTGTCGTGTCTACTCCTATGAGGCTCGTAACGTCTGTGTTACTGAAAGAACTTGACAAACCATTGATATAGTAACTTTTAACCGCGACTTTATATTTATAACTCGTAAAACTGGCATGTTTTGGCTCAACCTGAGTGGTCATTCCCATAAATTTTGCCACAGTATCATCGGGACTTAGCCGTACACTTGCAAAAGTTCCAAGATATGCTTCTGTGCTATTGGTTGAATTGTAGCCATATCGGTAAAGGAAAACGGTTGATTGCATTAAGTTTGGGTGATCTGAATGCGTAATTGGCACATCAATGCCTAAAACTTGACTGCCGTTTTCGTCAAGATGGTTCGCTTTTGAAACTGTGCCAATCGTGGGTCGGCTTCCTGTTTCATAAAAGTTATCAGCGACAGCGCTGCGCGTTAAATAATCGTGGTCTGCCGTACTCCAAGCATACGAACTGTCAGCATACTCATCCAAAGCAAGACTGACCGCTCCTTCTGGCGTCAATGTGTAAGAAGCCACCCGCCATTTTGTTGCAGTTGTTAAAATGCTGTCTGTTCCAACATCAGCAAGTTTTTCTGGCTCAAATGTAACTGTAACAATGTCGCCAACTTTTAAATAAGAAAATTTTGGCTTTAAGGTCAAATTTAGTGAGTTTGTCAAAGCGTTTTCTTTAAGCACAATTGAAGCAATCCGTTGCGCTCGCGCCTCATCAGTAACAAAAGAAAGATCAATTTGCTGAAGGTGTTCGCGTCCATCGCTTGTAATCAGGGACGAGCTTGAAACTGGACTGAAATCCATTTGTTGAAATTGATTTGCGCTGTCTATAAACGTCCCGCCAACCTTATTAATTCGATTTGAAACCTCAGAGTTCACATTGATTGTAAGTTCAGAAATGATGTCATCTTCTGTGATGTTGGCAGTGACAGTTGAGGCGTCTTTGGGAACGATAAGCCTTAAAATGCCACCTTCCTCGACCAATGATCCATGACATGGCGCAAGAAGCTGTTCCACTGTTGCAATGACCTCTTCGTCGAGAAAGGCCACCCCATTCGTTGTGTATCTTTTTTGGGTTGTTGATTGACCGTTTGCGTCATTTATTGTGACATCCTCATCACAAATTTCAGTCGCAGTGGCAATTGAGGCAACATCAATGTCCTCAATATCAACCTTCATGGCATTAACCAAAAAGTCCAAAATGCAAAGCGCCGAGTTGTTAGAGTATTCCCAAGTTGTCTCGTCATCTACCCTGTGAGTGGTGGTGCCAAGACTGCTATCGTATGCGCTGCTGGTGCTGTCTTTTCTCGGATCGTAAAGTTTTCGACCTTCTACTTTCACCCGAACCTGTGGAATTCCGTTCGTCCAAACCTCATTATTATGCTGTAGCTGGTAGCCCAGCCAAGCATTTCCTGTCATTTTGCAGTCAGATGTCCAAGATGTTTTGCCGACTATATTGAACGCACTTCTTGTGACCCCAGCCCCACCATTTAAGCCAACCACTGCAGTCGCATAAAGGGCATATGGGCCACTGTTTACAACTGCGGCATTGTTGCCCGTTAAACCTGCGACAGAGCTTAAATATGGTGTTTGATCAACGTCATTAAAATAAAGTTCTGTTGCATCGTTGATTGGACCTTCGCCTAAATAAACCACTCTACACAGGAACTTCTTGTTATCTGCGTGAGTTTCTTGAAAAATCAAGTGACCATTTACGATGGTTTCGCCATAGATATAACGACGAGGAGCAACGGTTCCCGCTTGCAAATTTTGAATTTCAATAGCGCGGTTTGCAGCCGCTCGTCGCATTTTCTTTTCAATTTCTTTTTGTTTTTGCTCTGCAATTCTGGAACCCGCATAAGCGCTAACTGCCAAAGCAGTACCATAAACAATGACTTGAGCCGCAACGTAAGAGTTCACGCCCCATGACATGACGTAGGAAACTAATTGAAACTCAAGACCCGACATAAACCCACCTTTTTTCAAAATCTCTGCAAGAGATTATAATGCCCTCATCAGCTTCTAAAAACGCACCTCCACCATGCCAGCCAAGGCCCAGCCTGTGGGCGTCCACGTCAAGAATTAAATCACCGTCTTGGGGAGTTTCAGCTTTTTTAAAACCCATGCGCCAGATCAGGGTTTCGTGCATGTGGCTGACGTTTTTATATCCAAACTTGTGAGCTACGGCCTCAAGTTCACTGAAAGACTTGGGCCAGTTTTTTCGGGTTATTTTTATCCCGTCCTCTATAACTTGAAATACGGGTGCGCCGAGCCGCTCAAAATATCGACCCGTAAACAAAACACAATCATTTTCGCCAAAGCGAAACTTTGACGTCATAGCCTTCATCATATGATGGTGCAGTTCACTCACCCTGTACCCCACGTTATCTGACGCATGACGCCAACCCCTTGAGACATAAACTGCAAAGAGTTGTCGCTACTGTCTTTTTCTTTTTGGGTCGCATCACTAAGTTCTCCAATCCGAGGGCGCGACCAATCTGCAAATTGACTGACGGTTTTAATGGCAATCACTGTTTGTGTGGATGAGGTCGAATATTTTACTCTATCAACCAATCCCTTATGAACCCGAACCAAGTTGATATTTGCGTATCGGTTGTTTCCGTTTGCGTGTATTGCTGCGTCATAAACATAAACAGTCGTTCTGTTTATGTCGTATGAGCCTGTTAAAAATAAATTTAAAAACTCATTGTTTAGTCCGTTGAATGTTATCTCAAGGCCATTTCTTTTAAGTTCTGTGGATTCTTTTATTGAGTTGATTTGTAAAATATTCCTTGAGCCATAGTATCGCCTTATGTTCGTGTCATCTGGTGCTGTTTTCCAAAAATCATAGTCCGAGGTGTTAAAGGTAAGAACGCCAGATGCGAAAGGTTCAGCAACCCAGCTTGGAACAACCATTCTTAAAAAGTAAGCCCTGTCAAAGTCACCCGATCTTTGTGTTTGCGCGGTGCTATCAAAATCCCTAGACATCAAAAACTCTCCAAAAACGAAAATCCAAAATTACCAATAATAGGGGGCGCAATTTCCCAAGAGTTTTGTTCATTGTCTGTCAGTCGAACGATTGCTCTTGGGGCAATATGGGTCAGGTTGGTCCCAGCAGATATTGTGCCGCGCATTGCTGGAACGAATGGAACACTAGACGACCCAGTGTTTTGAATGTTTACATCTGCAGTGACAATTTTGAGTTCTTTGCCTGACGTTGATGTTATTTCAAAATAATCACCCTTTTTAAAAGCAGAAACAGTTCCAGTAATCGAAGTCGTGCTTTCTGTGCTGCTTCTTTCCACATTAATTTGAGTGGTAAAGTTTTGATAAGAACTTGATGCTTGAAGAACAATTGTCGAAGGAAGTCCTGACTGCGGGGTGTCACGGCTAACATCGCCAAACTCAAAGGTATTAAAAGAACCCTCTAGTTGGGCCAAAAATACTTTCAAATCCTCAAAGTCATCGCCCGACAGGTTTTGCCAAGTTGCTGATCCGTACCATCTGGCAGTCGGTAGCTTAACATGCTGACTAGACCCCGTGAACTCAGACACAAATGCCTGTGATGAACTGGTTATCCCAAAGGTTAAGTTTGTCGGTTTTATAATGTCTGGGAATGTGATCAAAGCCATTATCTTCTTCCGCTTAATTTAGAAACATTTCCACCGTCTGCCATGTCTTGATATATCGACCTTCGCGTGTTTTCTTGAATGACCATCGCCTGTTGTCTCAGCCGCGCCTCAGTAAATTTGTCAGCGTTTCTAAAGTCAAAACTCTGGTTGATTGTGACACCGCCACCGCCAAGCTGATTGTTGGGGTAGAGCCTTCCAGCTTCATTCGGGACAAACACCTCTCGACCTCGCTCTCCCACGACATAGGCGCGATTGGGGACCATCTGACCGCCGCCAGCCATAAAGCCGCCAAAAAGTGCAGTGACCATTTTTGACATCGCCAGTTTTGCGGTCATAATCAAAAACTCTTGAGCCATATCACGCATGAAACTCTGGAAGTTGAACTTCCCAGTTCTGATGAAGCTGTCTAAACCGTCCTCAAGACCCTGATACATTTGCTGTCCGAATTGCATGGTTTTCTCCGCAGTATCGCCAGCAAGTGCCGCCGCCCTCAGAAACCCTTCGCCGAATTTGCTTGCAGTGTCAGAATATGTGATCCCAAGTTTTTCTAACATTTTGTTGTATTTCTCAGTGGCTTTATGAAGCGCCTCTATATTTGACTTCTCTTTTTGCTGTTCCGCAGTAAGCTGACCCACCAGAGGAATTTCCGCTGCGATTAACTTGCCCATCAGTTCTTTGTTGCTGTTGAACTGGTCAAAGGTTATTTCACCCGACTTTAGAAGTTCGATTTGTTTCTCAATCTCAGTGTTAAGTTGCTGCTGCAAGACATGCGCTGCGAGCGGCGTTGCTGTCCCCGTTGACCCTGTTGACCCTGTTGACCCTGCGGGGTCGCTAGGTGGGTTTAAAACGCTTGGTGGGCCTTTAAACTTGCTAGTCTTGGGCATCCTGTCCAGAACGCTTTGCACATAATCTTGTGCAGTGGTTGTGTTTGTGTCGCGCTTGCCTTCAGTTGCGGCACCCAATGTTTTTCCGACGACACTTTTCACACCTTCGGGCAAGGCGTCGAACAACGCTTCTGGGGTCAGAGTTGGTAAAGTTACAGTTCCGCTTGCGTCATAATCCCTTAAATTCTCACCCATGCTAAGTGATTTCTTATAAACGTCATTCAGCAAATCGCCAATAACTGGTGTAGTGTTCTGGTATCGTGTCGACACAAACTGATCTTTTTCGTTTAGTGCAACCCCGCCCAGCTTTAAGAACCCTCCAATCACATCACGCTGGTCTTGGGTCATCACGTCTTTGTAAGGGTTTTTATATACTTCGAGCATATTTGCTATGGTGCCATAATTCGTATTAGAGTTTATAAATCTTCCGTTTTCATCGACTTGTCTCAATGATTTTAAAAATTCTCCGCTGGTCAGGGCATTTGGACCCATTGACGCCAGCCCTTTCTCAAAGGCTTCAACCGCAAAATTTTCGGGGACTACATCACCAGCAAGCGCATGAGTTCCAATTTTCATAACTTGAGAGGACATCATGTCGAACATTTTCGCCATCGTTTTAGCTAAGAATTCGACAATTGTTTCGCTCAAATTAGCAAGTATAGCGCCAGCCACAGAAAGAATTCCACCAGCCGTTCCGAATAAAATATAACCAACCAGACCCATCGTGGCGATCTGGCCACCCGTGAACCTGTCTGTTTCGTTATATGCGCTTTGAATTGCGTCATAAAAATTCAAAAACATATTCATTGCGTTTCGAATGCCATCAACGGCACTCGCAGCAAACATCACCCCAATTTCAAGATAATTGGCAATGGTTCTCCCTGCGGTGGTTGCACCGCTTTTTAAATCTTCAATTGCTTTGTCTAAATCCTCATTAATAACCTTTGCGGCCTCTTTAAGGAAATCAAACACGCCAGCTTCCATGACTGCCGCTTTTAGCTCAAAGATTTTGTCCCCAATCATTGACATAACGCCAGAGAATGTTGTGGACATTTCTTTGGCAACGCCCTGCACGATACTGCCGCCATCCTTAAATGCGGCAAGTAACTTTTTTCTGGTTTCGTCTGCGCTGTATGAAACACCAGCCGTGAAGCCCAGCATTGCCAGAACACCTTTTTCACGGAACTGATCAGCCGAAGCCGCCCCAGCCGCAAGCATTCGCATTAAGTTGTTGGTGCTTTCTTCAACCGTAAGACCCGTGACCGCCGAAATGTCAGCCGCCGCTCTCAGGAAAAAATCAACATCTTTGACGTTCCCGTTTAATTGCGCCGCCATCCTATTTGCGGAGCCAATCAAGTCCTCGAAAGAAAAACTCACCTCTGTCGCAAATTTTCGTGTGTTCTTAAAGATTTCATTGGCGATCTTGGTGTCTTTCGTCACCGCCACCATCTGAAACTTTACCTGTTCGAGCGTATTCGCAACCTTGATAAAGTCCCTGACGATCAGGCCAACCCCCAAACTGACAAAAGCAGTTTTCAGCGAAAAAATCTGCCTGTGAAAGCCAGAAAAAACAGACATTGCCCTTTGAAACGAGGCTTTAATTGCAGCCGCACTTTTCTTTGCAACGCCCTCTAAATCTCTAAGCGTTCTTTTTGCGGCATCCGCAGCGACAACGATATTCAGTCTGGCTAGTGTACTCATTTTGTTTTTTCGCTCGCAATTAAGACATATTCAGCGTCCAAAGTTTGTACCAAGAACACAAAACCCCAGAAGTCGATTTGGCCCGTCATTTCGGCGTATCGTGCAATCTCTCCGAAAGGGATCGCCCCAACCGCCATGCCTATGCTGCGACTTGAAGTGAGAAATTGAAACGCTTCGACAATTTCCCCTTCCTCTTGTGAAATATCTGGACGCGATTGCAAAAAGGGCATTTTCGTTGCGTCGATTGTGCCTTGCAGCAGTTTTTCTTCATAGTGACCCCAACTGCTTTGCCATCGTATCCAGCCTCTTAGTTTTTTGCCATTTCCTCTAGTTTGGCGTTTCTAAATCTTTCGTTGTCTTGCGCGTATTCCAAAATTAAAGCCAAGAATTCTTCAGCCGTGGGATCAGCTAAAATTTCATAGGCTTTTTCAGTCGAATACTTCAGTTCCTTCCCGTCCATTTGCAGACCCTTCCAGCCCAATAGGATCGTTTCAGAAACCGCCTTTGCCATTATTTGGGACTGCATTTCGTTCGAAAGTTTCCCCGCGTCATAGCGCCTCTGGTGCGGTGCCATCAAAGCGCCAAAACGCTGCTTGAATTTAGGGTTGCCCATTCGTGCCACAAGAAAAGAGGTTTCGGTATCATGCTCGACCCAAACCCCTTCGCTTTGCGTTTTTCCGTCAACCTTAACTTCTGATAAGTCCATTTTTTTCTCCGATATTAAATTCGCGGTCTGGTCACTGCCGTTGACCGCGCCTTTGATTAAGCTGAAGCATCAGCCCGTGTGATTTTCATGGTTGCGCCATCTGAGGCGTAATATTTACCTTGGAAGCCCAGTTCGACCATGACATCCGCATTTGATGATCCCGCAAGCACAGACGCGCTAGTGAACTCAATCAATGGGATTTCAAAGGTATAAGAGTTTCCATTCGTGTTGGCGTTGTCCTCAATCTTAAACTTCAAACCACTTGAGTTCCCGCCAATGTAACGCTGATAGAGGTTCTTATTTTCGAAGTATAAAGACATGGTTCCCGTGACAACAAACTGACCCAAACCTATCCGCGCAGCGCCAAGCGTTCCGATCTCATTGTTCACGCGCAAATTGTTTGCAACGGTGATCGACAAGTTCATACATTTTGCCAGATTGTTCAAAGTTGTGTCTGTGGCGGTGGCACTGTCTTGCGCTTGAATGAGTGTAACATCATCAATGGCGTTCATAACGTCTGTGCTGCTCACAGAGTTGGCATTTGGCGCTTTCAGCAGCGTTGAATCACTAACGTCCAAAGTGCTTCCCAAGGCGCTCACAGAGCCTGTGACGATACTTCCAGCCGATAGGTTCAGCGTCATCCCGTCAAACATGACATCTCGCAATCTGTGAAAGCCGCCACTTGTTGCTCCACCAAACTGCTTTTCAAGTGTATAGGCTTTTGTAGCTGTCCCGTTTTTTAGGACGTTCGAACTAAAGGAACTACACATGACCCCTTCTAAAAGGTCATCCATCGCGTGGTTGTAACTTACGCTGCTGACTGTGTAGGTGCCGCCATAGGACATTTCAAAGTTAATATCGCCACCCACTGATGCGTCTGTTCTGATTAAGTCAGCGACATTTCGATCCGATCTGATTTCATCAGACTGGGTGTTGGAAATGTTGTATGTCAGGCTTTCGCCCGTCATTCGGATAGCCTTGCTTTCAATTGAACTGGTTGCGACTGTTCCCCATGCTGTTTGCGGAGCAAGCAATAGGGAGGCGCGATTTGTGTCGGTCATCTTGAACCTCTATGCAGTTGCGTCCCTATAGTAGGGAACCGTTAAGTTTAACTGAAACCGCCCCTCGACTACCCCGACCCTTTGGACGTTTGGGGTTCGACAGATGATTGTGCCGCTCGACCCACTGCTAAAAGTCTGGTTCCGAAAGATCGCGGCTATCGTATCGGCGTAACTTCTTGCAGTTTGTGATCCAGAATTTGCATCGACAAAAATCTGGATTGAAATAAGACCCGTGTACCTATGGCGGGGCGTTGAACCCGTAAGTTCAATCTGAGTTGCAGCGGCGTTCTGAATAAAAATCGCAATATATTCGCTGTCAGTTGGACGAAAGCCCACGTTATCGAACACGATGGGCGTGGTGGTCCAGTTGTCTTTCAGTCGCTTTTCTATTGCTGCGCGTTCGTCGGCAAAACTTCCCATGCTAACCCTTCTCTAAATCTCTAAGGATTGCATTTATTTCGGCCTCGACTTGGGCCACAGTCAGATCAACGATATTGTCTTTTAAATCTATAAAAGGCCCATATTCGACGTTGTTGGTTATATAAACCTCACCCTTGCCGCTAATATATCCGACCTGATTTTGGGTTTCTGGCCCGTAGAAGCCGCTTTCGTTGTTTGGCGCTTCTGGAAGAACCGAGGGATCAACAACCTCTTCTGTAATATTCCAAGACCCCCGCAGCCGACCTGTATCGACCCGCGTGTTTGCCTTGGCCTTGTTAAGAACATCAAAACTCACCCGACGAACGGCTGTTTCAATATTTAAACCCGCCTGTTTTACAAATTCAGAAAGGTCAAGTTCAAAGGTTTTGTCCATCATAGCGACACCGC